ATCTTTATTTTATACGAATAATATAAGAAAAAATTCAGTAATATCCAACCAGATTGCATAAAAAAAGAGACAGATCACGCTGGTTAACGGGTGGTGATTTTTGCCATAACTGTCTCCTTTTCGAGCTATGAAAAATTAAAACGGTATTGCTTCGTTGCTGTTATCATCGTTACCGGTATTGAAAATGTCTTTCATTTCGGTTGCCATATGCTTTTGAATGATTTGCTTAACAAAAGTTCTTTCAGAATCTGTACCGCCCGATGCATCAAAGAAAGGAAGAACTGCAACCTCAGCGGCTTCTGACAAAGAAAAGCCATCTGCTAACAACTCACATATCCTAACCGTCATACGGGTTGATATCATTGTGGATAATTTACCTTCATCTGATCTCCACTCTTTACGTGTTGCATCTGCAATGTCTGCTACTGAATGAATCAAGTTTCCAGATACGCGGTCACCAAATCGTTTTGTCAATAAGTCTTCTTCTTGAGATAAAGATAAAATATCAACTTCAATAATTTCAAAACGATCCATTAATGCTCTATCCAATACCCGGGTTGATGTATACTCCGTACCAATGTTTGCTGTAGCAATAAAGGATACATTTGCAGCAACTCTAATAGTTGGAGAGTTAACATCTTCATCTAATCGCAAATATCTTTGACCTTCATCTAACACTGTCATCAAAATGTTCCATGCTTCAGGGTGAGCTCTGGATAACTCATCTAACAAGATAACGGCATTCTCAGTTTGAATTGCCTTAACAAATGCTGACTCATCAAAAGTTGTCTGGCCATCTTTAAAATGCGTATTACCAATAAGAGTTGCTCTTGGATCTTGAGTTGCACCTAAATTGAAATAAAAGAATGGGCGATTGGTTGCCTTAGGCAATTCCTTTGCTGCTTGTGTCTTACCACAACCTGCAGGGCCGACCATCATGATGTTTTTACCTCTAACTGCCGAGCGAACCAGATACTTCCATTTGATGTCAGACATTTCTAGGTTTGCTGGCTTAATTTTATGTGCATTGTGAATTAATGCTAATACTGGATCTGTTTCTTGTTTAGGCATTGGTTGTGGTTCTGGTGTTGGTATTAATTCTTGTTGTTTAATGTCATCTAATGCAATTCGTTTCGCACGACCCGTTTCATGATCAAACACTAATGCTTCATCATTATCTATTGCATGTTTGACCATTATGGATCTAAACAAATCGGTAATGTCATTACCAGTTCCTAACTCGGAAATGTAAGGCTTTCCGTCTTGCGTATACATTACTACGCCAATTGATTCTTTTTTCATAGCTCTTTATTTTTCTATATAATATGAAATAAAAAGCTAATGTCCAACCTTATCTTATGATTTTTTTGCTGGTTCCGTCTTCATAGATTTCAAATACTAAACCTTTATATTCAGCACCAACTTCTTGTCCCAATGAATTTATCCATTTAACAACAAGTTTCAGTTTACGAGTATTATCTATTGCAATTGGGCCATATGTATCTAGTGCACCATCTATATCATACTGCATTAATCTATAATAATGCACATCAAATTCCGGAAAGGCATCTAAATACGAATAGTTTTGTGTTTGCGTAGAATTACCAGCAGCAGATTTTTTCCCTACTTGAATCCAATGTTCCCCATCAATTGATCGCTCAACAACGAAATGCAATGCATCTTTTTCTGAAGCTGTTGCCCATTTTAACATGTTGAATGTAGGATATGCAACACCTTCAAAATACATGAGCTCTACTGGCAATGGAGTTACTGCTGTCAAACTAGCTCTAAATCCACCCCAAGAACCCACATTCGAAACATCAGTAGTCCATCGCAATGTCAATTGTCCTGTAGAGTTAGTTGCAACTATATCCGATGGAGTTGTGACACCAGTTAATGTTGCTAATAATGCAGCAGATGTATTAGCCCCATCATGCACATAAAGATAGTCATAATCAAGTTCCAAATCTAAATGATCAAATGTAAGCATTAATTTTTTTGTATTATCGTCTGGAGTAAATGTTATAGTACGATCAATGTTATTTGAATAGTTGCCAACTGTTGGTCCAGCTGGGCTAATGTTGTCAGAAACAATATACGTATAACTTGAAATTAGAGTTTGTGTACATGCTGCTATAAAAGGAATATATGTATTTTCGCTAGCATCAGTTGAAGTTAGTGATAAGTCATCAATGTAACGTTCAGCTGTTCCAGAGGCACGTTTATCGATGATTCGTATATGAATATTAGTTAAACTTAAAGAACCTAAATTAACCGAAGCTAAAGCATATGTAGTAGAAAATGAAGTTACTGCTAAACGTTCAGTCCATGTTGTTCCATTAGGTGATGTTTCAACTGAGAATTTTGGTGTGCCAGTAGATGTAGAACTTCTTTTATAATAAAATGATAAAACACCTGGATTTGCAATTTGCGGCAAACGAATTGCATCATTAAGTGCATTGAATGTTAAATAGTTTGAACCAGTACGCGCAGTAGATGCAGTAGTTCCATATAGCACCGAAGTGTTTATCCAAGTTCCTCGTTGCGTAGGCAGTGATGTAGAAAAACTTTCATATATGAAATGTTGATTACATTGTGTGAATGTAAAAAATGATAAAAAAATCGTGATAGTAAATAGTAGCAGTTTCATGATTCGTTATTTATTATAAATATAAATTACTAGTATAACAACTGCTAGAAAAACCAATAAGATTAATATCGCATTAATCTGAATTAGTATTTCGCTTTTTATGTTTATTTTTTCGGTTGTACTTTTTCTTGTTCTTCTGCACAATTGGCCTGGTAGCTTCCCAAATTTCTTGCATCGTTACTTGAACCTTTTCCATACACATAAATATATGGAATTGTTTTCAAAATTCAAATCACCATTTACGACACGACCAATAGCGTGCTTTCCATCTTGGCCCAGGAGTAGCACAACGATGTCTTGCTCTAAATGAACGCCTACGTGCAGGATTGCTCTTGCGGATTCTCATATTGGGGTCACCGAAGTTAACCTTTACAACACGACCTTTGGCATTCTTAACGTATACTTTGAATTTTTTAACATCGCCACGCATTGGTTTACCCAATTGCACTTTGCGGCCTTGATATTCTGCTTCATTAAGGCCTGGTTCAATTATTTCGATGAACTCTGGCGTATCTGTTGTGTATGCTTCTTTGATAGTTTCAATCAAACACGATTCACAATATGCTTCAGCTTCTTCAACGGGAACGCAGTTAGGTACTTGACGTCCGCCTTTTTCTTTCATACCACGTTGTTGGTAACCTTTCCAACATGCTTCATCAATGTATTGCATTACAACTCCTGTCTGATTCCTAGTTTCGGAAGATATGTATTCCAAGTATTTATGATTTGTTCTTTATCTTGTTGAGTCAACATTCCATTATCAACCCATATGCTTAAATACGCATCTACGACACTGCGGAATGGTTGTTTGGATTTTTTGGCTTTCGTGTATAATCCTTGAATCATTGCAGGTGTTTCTTTTGGCAATGTAAAATAACGTGCTGGGGGCAATTTACCAGATTCAATCTTTTTACGAAGCGCTTGGTCTGATGCAATATATTTACCATCCACTGTATTCCATCCACTCTGCGTTAAATGTTCAATTTCATGTCGAAGTATGTCTCGTAGATGCATTGCTACTTCAGATAAGATTTGAGGATATTCTGCTGGATCAATTTCGAATCGTACTTCAATGAGTGGCATATCGGGAGAATCTGTCCCGGTATTGTTGTATGCATCTCCCCCATAACGAAAATCATCTAAGCCTTCAACCCATTGCACTTTAAGTTCCAGATAAAATTCTAGTGGTATCTGCTTGTTTTCTACTTCTTCAAAATAAACATGTTTGAATTGAGAATCATCTGTGATTGTAGGTACGGTTTCATTAGATTTGAATGCAATCTTTTGTCCGGAGAAGAGGCCTTGCGGATCTTGCACAGCAGCATAACTGTCTTTGATGATACCTAGTAGTTTGTTTGAAAGCTTAGTAACTAAACTGTCATAACGTCCTTCTACAATCAATGTTTTTAAATGTATCATCTATAATAAATATCACTCAAGCAGATTGTAGTTCCAGTAACGTTCTTTGTCTTGATTGAATGGATTGCCTGTTTGTTGATAATAGCAATTCAAACACAGCATCTGCAAATTCTCTACCCGATGATTTGTTTCATCGCCATCAATGTGATCTAGGAGCAATGGTACTGTATCATCTGTTATTCTGCGTTCTGCATAACCGCATGAATTGCATTCTTCTGACATTATGCCTAAGGCTAACAAACGATTACGAAGCTTCCATGTTGGATAATTGGGATGTTCTCCTTGCAGTATTTTTTCAATCGAATAAATGCCCTTGCTGGCACGTGCTACATCTTTGCGAATTCCCACCCCAAATTGATTCTTATGAAGTTCGTAAAGTGTCTTTCCGGTTTCTCTGTCCGTATACATACGAGCATATTTCTTATAAGAAGTAAATGAAACTTTCAAGAAACGTGCCGCTTCGGCATTCGATTTTGTATTCTCCATAGCATATCGTATATCACTTTCTGGAATATCGAGTGATGAACGACCTAAGCCATATATGTAACTATACTGCTTATCTTCTTCCATTAGTATATTCCGTGCTTACGAAGTTCTCTAACAGTTTCTTTTGGATCTGTACACTCATCATACATTTCCGTTAACATTGGTTTTAACTTAAGTGTCTGCGTCGTAAAGAATGTTGGATGAACTTTGCTTTGTTTCATTACTTCTTCAATCCAATATGAATACACAGGATACTTATCTCTGAATCTATCTGCATCTGTTCTGTTTTCCCAATATTCAATTTGATCTTTCAGTGGCCACATATGAATTGGAATGTTTGGATCTTTGCGACGTGCACTAAGTATCGGTTGATTCTTAGCTCGTTTATCATTTTTGGCAATAAACTTATCCATAATGTTAATTGATCTGTCTTTCGGTGACATCCCGGTGTGTGCTGACTTTTTACCCATTATTTTGTTTTTTCTGTTAATACAACTACTTTGCGCCATGCATCTTCGGCGCGATATATATACTTCTTGAATTTAATGATATCTAAGTTTTTACGAGCCTTATCAGCACGTTTAACATTGCGATGATATGCTGCATGCAAAAAACCTATGCGGAGTTTTCTAAAAAATTTAATTACGTTTTTCATACGGTTCTACTGTAACTGTTAAATTAACGGCCTTAAGTTGTTTCTGAATGGATGTGCACATTTCATACTTATCCACAAACACTGAACATCGTTTCCTGTTATGCGTTATCAATGCACACTGATGTGCTTGAAATTCATTGTGTCCGCAAACATCCATTAGAGATTCAATAACATGGTCAAACGTAATAGTATCATCATTGTGAAGTATTACTTGCCACTTACTACGTTTGGATTCATGCAGTTTCGAGGTCTGTTTGGATTTTTTTGATAATAATACACTGTTCATATAGCTCATTTTTTTCTGCGTAACTCATTGATTGATTTAAGAATTGTTGTTTCTTTAACATATTCCATGAATCTGGCCAATGCCATTCATTTGAATCCATTGCATTAACTGATTCAACGAAAAGCTTCATCATAAAATTTTCTAAACTCATAACATATTATATGAAATTGTCATTCAACATCCAAATTAGATTTGAATTGTTTGTCCAATTTTTAAACGATCTGCATTAAGTCCTGGATTCTTTTTTACGATGTCTGCTACTGTTGTGTTGTTTCGATTTGCAATACCACCCAATGTTTCTCCGGATTTGACTGTGTATGTTTTTTTGGTAGTAGTTTTAGTTTTCTTTGCAACTTCTGGTTTTTCTATAGTTCCAAAAACATGTTTTCCAATTTTCTTGGTTTGAATGTAATTAGGATCTCGGGTGAATCCTAATGAATCTGAATTAGCTGTTACTGGATTATAGTAAAAGGTTGCTCCGCCCGTGATGTCTTTAGATGCTAATGAACCAGCATACAATTGTTTTGCTAATGGTAATGCATATGCCCATTGATCCTTGCGACTCTGAGCTTTTTTTAGAACTGCAGTCCATTTTTCACTACCAGCGGTATATTTGTTCCACATACTGAATTGATATGGTCTTAAAACTTGTTTAACTGCAGAACTACCCCAACCATTATGATTTGTTTTTGCTCTATTAAGAATAACGTGAGCTACTGCATCCATTCCTTTGGTGCCCTCTCCTCCAGCTTCTAGTACTAGGGTTGTAGCAAGAATCAACTCACTATCGATTCTACCAAATTGTTCCGTAAGCAATGTTTTAAGTTGTATCATCGTCCTCGTTCCTCTCTGATTATCAATTCGCCTAATACTTCTAAACGACCTACTTCTCTTTGAAATTCGGTTTGTGACATTGAAGTAGAAATCTTTTTATATGTTTCTTCAAATTCACGTTTAGCTTTGTCTAAGTCAAAACGTCCCGCAGCTGCTCGTTTATAATAAGGAAGTTTAACTTTGAAATGATGCCACGTTAACAGTGCTAATCCGCCTTTTTTATGAGCTGTATCTGCAATCTTCTCAGCACCAGCTTCTCTAGTATCTGCAAATGATTCAAAAGTTTCTGGTTTGTCTTTTGATTCGAAGAGTAAATTTATTAGTTTCATATTAATAAATATTACTTGTTTGTTTTATCTTGTTTAAACTCGGTCATGTATGAATAGTCTGTTTCATATCCGCTTTTGCCTTCAACTGAATAAACAGTCATATCAATTTTATAGCCTGGATTCTTATCTATTCTATTATATGTCCAAGCCGTATCTATCCATATGATTCTGTTATTGGGATAAATGAAATAGTTTCCATTGTCCATTTTGAATACATGGCCGCACTTATGTTCTGGGGTTTCTGAAAAATTGGTATCTAATACGTTACGATTTTCATGGCTCCAATCCAATGTGAACATGTACGTACCCTGACGTCTATCTCCGGTAATGCTAATCAAATCTGCACGTAAGCCGGCTAATCGTTCTCTGACTTGAACATCAATGTAAGATGAAAAACAATCCCAATATACATGTTCAGTTAATGGTAATCGTTCTGCATCTCGTTTCCAACAAAATGCATGAATTGGCCTTCGTGTCCAATTTACTCCATTTTCTAGAAATGCCTCAAACAAAGGAGTTCTTTTTTGAATTGATGCAACTGCATGTACATCAGCAGCAGTAAATTCGCCTACACCTTTTTCTTGATTGAATAAAAATTCATTGCGGATGTAACATGTTATGGTTGGTATGTTTGCATTTAAGTATGACACGTAACTTATTTTCTGTGTTTTGAAATTTCAATAGCAGCCAATTGTTTAAGTGCCGCTTTACGAGTAGGGTGTGTTCCAAGAACTTTATCGCCTGAAGACGGTTTAACTACCCATTTTCCATCGCGATGCTCAATACGTTCACCCATCATTTGTTTCAATTTCAATTTGAATGATTCTGGTACAAATTGTATGACGTCACCTGATGCAACATCGCCTCCGAAACCTGGCATTGCATTGCCTGATTCTTGTTTGTAGTGTGTCAAATAATCTTTAACGCGGTTCATGTAATCTGCAGCAAGTGTTATCTTGGCTTCTAGCCATTCTGGTAGATTGTCTGCATCTTGGATCATGTCAGCAATTGCACGTGCATCTTCAGCACATTCCATTGCATCATGTTTTGCCATGCTTCCTTCTGGTTTTTGACAGCTGCTTTTAGCTCCGCCGCAACCACAACCGCATTCTGCAATCTGTTTCATTATGCTGCCTTTGATTTTTCTATAATTGACCAAACAGCACCGATAAGTGTAATTACTGCACCTGAAATTTCAGCTACCATACCTTCATCTAATAAACCTTTAGTTACTAAGATACCACCACCAAATGTTAAAATGTGACGTATAATTCCTAATACTTGTTGTTGAGTTAGTTTCATAATTTTCCTTTTATATAAATATAGTTATTCTAATGTTATATATGTCCATTGAGTTCCATCATGTATATACAATGTTAAATTAGGTGCATCAAAATACAGTGAACCAGTAGTTGTTAATCCAGTACTGGGAGGGTCTAATGGTATACGAAGTCCCATGTGATTCTTCATTGCAGTTAAATCTAATCCTCCACGATCCCCAAAATATACATCATTAGTTACATTAACTTCTTCGGAACTTAAGTTGAGAACATCATGATTTATAGACATCGTACTATTTGTATCAGAAGTTATCAACAATTGACCCGAATTCGTTCGTTGAATGAAGCTTCCCGTAACAGCCAATGAACCAGTTATTCTAGCACTTCCTGTATACGGAAATCCTGCTGTTACTCCACTTAATTGTGAACCATCACCTTTAAAAGAACCTGAGAAAGATCCTGTTGCTATTACGGTATCTGTTGAACCACCACTTAATGCATCTATAGCACGGGTAACATGTTCTGCTTGAATAGTACCACCTGTTGTGATACCTGTCTTATTTATTATTGCCATTCGTGTTCCTTTTCTTATATATAGGCCAATTCTCTGTTTTTTCGTTTAACCATGTTTGTCGATCATCACAACCGCAATCTTCATCAAGTATCTTTGCAATGTGACGTGCTAATTGATCTAAACCAGTAGCCCTGGTAATCTTTTTGATGTCATCTCCTAATCCTCGACTTGTACTCATAACTCCCTCCATGATCTCAATTTGTTACGAAGCTGCATCAACAAGGTCTGTTGTTGACCATTGAGTGGTATTTCAAACACTCGACGACCTGGAAATGCATAGTCTTGTTCTGGATGCATTATTTTGGTATGGCCAGTATCATCAAATCCTATAACCTTGTATGGAACATTGCGCATTGTAATCTGATTCGATGGTATTACAGTGCATCGTCCCGGATGACGCCATTGACCCATTGCATCTTCAACAGCATCAGTTGCTGCAATCAAATCTTTCCAATCTAATTCAGTTAACGTTGTTTTCCGTGCAATGTGCTTTGCTGTCTTTTCTATGATATTCATACGTTATAATGTTCGTCGAGTTTGTTGTATGCGTTGTTGTTTTTGTTTTTGTTGTTGTTTTAGACGTGGATCCTTTTCTGGAACTATTTCAAATTCAACATTTGGATCATATGTGGGTTTTTTGATAGCTCCTACCTTGGTGCCTAACATTTCCGCTCCAGCGCCGATAAATGGTGTTTCTCCTGCTGCCTTAAGTCCCCCAGATACTCCTTGCTTCACAGTGCCAACTACAGATTCAGGTCCAGAATCAAATGTATTCACTGTTGCTTTCACTAATGGCCAAAACAATGCATCAACATCATCTTCTGATTCAAAGCCCATACCTGCTAACACATCAGATCCTAAATCTTTAATTTCATTCCATATAACTGGAACTAAATTTGAAAAACGAGCTTTTACGCCATCCCAACTAATTATATCCGCATAATCTTTGCTAAAGTATGAACCTAATCCGTTAATTTCATTGTTCATGAATTCTTTATACATTGGATTATCGCCTTTTGCAGCTGCATTAAATATATCTCGTTTTGCATCATCATACGCGGCTGGTGCATTCTTCTTTAAGAAATCTAATTGAGCTTCTAAGCGTTTAGATGCACTACCTGGTGTATTTTTTATTGCATTCCAACCATCATAAAATGCTTTACGAGATCCTGATATACCTTGCATTGCAGTATTATAATATTTACCCATATTTTTGCCAATCTGATTAGCAAGTTCTGGTGTTGTTTTTACTAATACGGTTAATTTTCCAGGACTATCAATGTTTCTGAAAAATTTCATTGACATTGCACCACGCAATGCTTCTAATTCTTTTGGTGATAATGCGCCACTAAATAAATTAACCAATCTTCGAAGTATTCCACCACCAACTAAACGTTTCAAACTGGCGATGGTATTTAATTCTTTGCGAACTCGTAAAATACCACGTGTAGCTTCATCTGATCCTTTTGCAGCTTTACCAAAAACTTCAGCAGCACCATCACTTTGTTTTTTCAAGAAGCCGGCAAATTCATCTAGCGATTTTGCAGCAGCATCTGGTAATACAAAATCGGCTTCTTTGCGGAATCTAGTGATATAATCAGATACATCGCCCATTCCATTAACCAACATATCAAGTTCTTTTCTGGTTAATTTGCCACTACTTTTGATAAACATCCAAAGTTCATCGGCCGATTTCCCTGTTCTAAATGCAGCTTTAAGCACATCTCCTGCTCGACTGAAAGTTTTGGATATGGCTTTCAATGGAATAGAAATCGCACTACCTACTACTGGTATAGCACCGATTAAACTTAAAAAACCATCAAAATAATTACCACGTAAGAATGAAATTGCAGCATTAATAATATCAAGTATATCGCCAAATCCTGGAATAAGTCCTGCAAAATCTAATACCAATTGTAAGCCATCTAATACTGGATTAGATTCTTCTTGTTTTGATGTATCTGCAGAAACCGCATTCCATGTAGGTTTACCATTAACCAATGTAATATATCCGGCAATTGGATCACCTTCTGCAGTTTTGCCTTTTTTAGAAAATATTGTTATTGCACTAGGATATTTTTTTGATACGCCATATCCCATTTCTTGTGCATTGTTTGTTGAATATGCTTCTCCATCCTCAAAGAAATGTATGTAATCATTAGCAACGAGCATTTCATATGCAGCTTGTTTTCCAAAAGGTAATGGAAATGGCTTTGATTTGAATTTGTCTGCTAACAATTTTTCATATTTTGCATATACACCGTGCCATGGCTCTTCAGGTTTCCATCCTGAATATTGTGCTGCCGATGACTTTACAATTGGTGCTTCCATTAAATGAGCAAACAATTGTTGGTGTTCGTTGAGCTTATATTTGCGTAATTCCATAATACTATTTCTATTTTATATAAATATACAAAACCAATAAAAGAGCCAGTATGATTTTATTAAATTATACGGATGATCATGTTACAATGTTTTAAGCATTGCAATCATTCTAGGACATGGATGAATATCCGTTTTATCTTTGCGATATGAATTGTGAGTGAATACCCCAGATTCGCCACGAAGTGCACGTTTAGATACTGACCATATATCATCATTATATGTTAAATCAATACCATATGCATCTCTCCAATACATCAAAAGATTCTTGGTTGATTCTATTTGAGCATCTGTATAACGATGATAGAATTTATATCCTTTATATGGAGTCGCCAATTCAGTTACTTGATCAGCTGGAACTTCACGGTCTACGTAGTTGTAAAACTTGTCGTCTCTTTTCTCCAACGGCCCCCATGAACAAATTTCAATTCCAATGGATGATTTATCTAAAACTTTTGCAGGTAAACCTTGTGATCTAAATACATCGCCTTTAATACCTAAGTGATAAGCCCAATATTTTGATGAAAATGCTTGGCAAATTTCGCCATCATATGTGTCTTTAGATACGCCTTTACCTGATATAGTAACACATGTAGCAATTCGTCCGCGGTCATCTGTGTTCCAATTACGGATAGTGCCTACACCTGACGAGTTACCTGCTGTGTGATGCAATACGATTTGTGTTTTTTTGATTTCTTCTTTAAAATACTGTGTTTCTTTTAAAGGTACTTGTTTAATTTTTGTAACATCTAAACTCATTTTATCCTTATATTATGGGTGTATTATTATCTGTTGGTGTTGTTGTATCTCGTTCACCTTTATGCAAATCAATCTTATCCAAGATGTCATTTAAAAGTGTGGATGGTATCCAACCTATCATGGATGCATTCTTTAATGCACTTATGACTTGAAATACAATGAATGGTATGATTACTGTTTCACTCAACCAAGCCGTTCCTTTAAATCCTCGTTCTACAAGCAATAGCACCGTTAATATCATGATCCATGTAACTGCAGTTCTTAAAACTTTGATTGCTTTTTTGGTTTGAAATCCTTCTCGTTTCATGCCAGCTAATACTCCAAAAAATCCATCTAGCATCACTACAGCAATAAGTGATACATATTGTTCAAAGTTATCCATTGTTAAGTTGTATACATATGAACAAACAAATGATATGGCGGTCGTGAATGATAGGGCGATAAGACTAGTTGTTTTCATACGAGACATGATTCTATATTAATATATTAATTTCATGTATAAATATGTTTTGATTTCAAAATAATGTGCTGATCTTGCTGCTCATCTAAAGAAAAAATACTGATTCGTAAACAATCAATTTCAAATTCGCCGATATCGCCCGTGTCCGCAATGATTGCTGGGAGTTGTTGAATGTATTGAAAATTTTGCGTGTTTAATCTGCCGGCATCAAACTCAACTACTATATCATTCTCACCTGCAGGATCATTGTGACTGATATGAAACACACGCTTGGTTAGATCATATTGTGTCTTTGGTTGTTCTGAATGAATATATGAATCAATAATCACGTGCATATCATCTTCAATATAGATTCTATCACACCATGGCTCTAACATTTCAAGCACCGGTAAAGTGCAATTACGAACTACGAATGCCATATTGTATTTAGGTGCTTCTGTCCTACTTCCCCACTTTCTAATGTAGTTTCGATTGGATTGTAATTCTATTTGCTGCGTTCTGCGTTCATATTCGGCTGAGAACCGTGATGTCTTGCTAACAAAGTGATAACACATTGCATCTAGTGCCGTAATGCATTCCATTCCATACATTTTCCATCTGCGAATCAAATCATCATCTTCACAAAACATTGGATTATATAAAGGATCTAATCCTCCTATTTCTAATAGAGCCGCGCGTGGCATACACATAAAGAATGTAATCCCTGGTTCTGTTCGATCTTCATATCGTGCTTGTTCAATTTCACAATATTCTCGAAAATCATCTTTAAAGAACGTTTCCAAGGAGGTTCCGAAATTGAATATCATTTTACCAGGACGAGTATGATCTCCGAAGATAGGTGGTTCTATTGTGGTATATGACACGACTCTACTTGGCGAAACATGTTTTTCTAAATTTTCTAAGAAATTTGGCCCTAAAACTATGTCATTATGAAGATATGCAACATAAGGCCGGGTTGCTAATTCTGCTGCTTTGTTGAATGTATCTGAGAATGTTTTGGATTCTTCTGAATAGAACGATTTAACATTAGGATCCGTTAATGATTCTAACCATTCATGGGTTCCGTCTGTTGAGCCATAACTTACAAAACAAATTTCTACCGTTGGATAAATTTCCCGGGTTGTTTCATAGAAATGACGATTGTAGTCTAAATTGTTTTTTAAGCCTACTAGTAATGATATGGCATATTTCATAATTGATTTATTCGTTCTTGTATGTATTTTTCTAAGTTTTTATTAAACAATTCTCGTTGTTCCGATATATCTTGTTTAACAATAAATTTTTTATAGTATTCGGAAAATTCTTTCCCGACTAACGGACCAATACCATATTCGAAAACAATTTGACCATCTAAACGATATTGTTGAAAATCATATCCATGTTGTTTTGATATCGTGCTGATAATCATGCTATAATGATCCCATCCACCATAACCTACCCAATCTTTATGCATTGGAGCTAATTCTTCTAAAAATGATTTGCTATATACATCAAACCATCCAGCCCATTTTTGTCGTTCAATTGGAGTTAATTTAATTTCGTCAGCTGATGTTTTTATATAATAATCTACATCGAATATATCTGTTGTGTGTTCCCAACCGTAATGTGGACCAACAGCAAATTTAGGATGTGTTAATATTTCCCAGCTTTCATCCCACATTCTGCAGATTTGGGGAGTAATTACAAAATATTTATTTTTAATCGATTTTATAGATTCAATAAGATAAAACAATAATTGTTCGTTAAAATAAATATCTGGACAAATTGAAATATAATAATCGGTTTCGGAATCGATATTATTTCTTACAGAATCTAAACAACCATATAAATTATCATCATCATATATTTTTTTGCAATGATTATAATCATATAGTAATGCAGACATATTATTATATTTTTCTATAAAAAATTCTTTAGGTAATTTAGTTTCATTCCAATTAATAATTTTAGATGAAAGATTTAATTCTGTTTCTATAGTTATATTAACATCCGTAGGGAGATAGTATTTAGATTTCTTTAACTGTATAAACGTTAACATAGCATAATCTATCTCCCATGGCATTATATGCTGTATGATTTTTATATTCATATTACTTTCTTCGTAAAACGGCTAAATAATTTACTTCGTGCGGATCTAGTACCAAATCTATTAATTCAAAACTATTTTCAATATCTGCATTTTGCTGATCGTTAAGAAAACTAGAATAAAGTTTTTTTGTTGATAATGTCTTTAAAAATTCTTCAGCAACTAATGAATTATCATATTTAAACCAACCTCTGGATTTTAATGGATTTTGTATATCTTCCATGAAAAAATATCCTCCGGATTTTATTACATTGATAGATTTCCAAAGACTTACCATCATGTGATTTGGCCAATGACTTCCATCTTCAACTAAGAAATCAAAGTAATTTGGAAATAAATTATTCAATTCATCCCAATCCGTAAAACTACCTTGATCTGCGTATATAAAATTAACTCCGTTTTGCTGTAAATCTGTGATATCATTTAGT